ATGCCGCCACCAGCGTACCTACCATACCGAGTCCCAGCCAGCCCACCTTGCGCAAAATTGCTTTCCTCTTCACCAAAATCCATGATGTCGTCAATTGATTGACTTTGACCATAGTTGTAAAAAGGGTCTTGCATATTTGGCTGTTCCTGTATTCTTGGCAAGAAATTGTTTGCCGCTCGATCTTGAACTGGATTATCGCTTGCTGGCGCTGATTGCGCCATTACTTGTTTAAGAGCAGCCAAAGGATCAATAAATGCATCTTGTTGCCCCTTGGCAACTATTCCCGATGCGGTCAAACCCGTAGGAGTGAGTGGCTTCGAAACTGAGTTAGCCAAACTGGCAATTTCCAACGGCCCCATGGAGGGAGGTGTAGGAGGCTTAGGTTGAGCAGGATTTAGCTTTAGAGGTATCGTTAAAGGACTTGTCGGCGCAGGTTTTTGTGGCGCGGCAGGCGCTGTTGGAGCCGCAGACGCTAATGGAGAAACTGGCTCTGGTGGCGCTGATGGTGGCGCAAGTTCGGGCAAGATAAAGTCGCCATAATCATCATCTTCTCTTTGGGCGGTGACAGTCACTTCACCCATTGAATTTGGATCAGTAGATTCTTTGTAGGTTACCTTAGTTGGGACTGGCTCCCATTTGTCTAATTCACCATTCCATTCAAAGTTGGAATCGTTGTAATTTACATCGCTATATTCATCCAAGAAATTAGGCTCTTTTGTGCCTGCAACATTGACTTCTGGCAACGACCCCGCAACATCAATTGTCGGCAACGGCTCTTCAACTACATTTGTAAAATTGTAGTCGTCGTAATTTATATCGTCGTACTCATCCAAGAAATTTGGTTCTTGTGAAAGAGGAGGAACTGTAATTGGTTCTGGCGTTGAAAAGTAACCGGCAGTTGGGTCTTGCAAAAGTTCTGATGGTGCATCTGGAACAAGCCATGCATTTGTGCCGTAGTCGTAGAAAGCGCCACTTTGTCCTTGGCTGTTTGCCTCGTCAATTGACGCAACACGATAGCCTTGTGGAACTTCCAAGTTTTGTGCTTTTGGGTTGTCTGCGTAAATCGGGTAACCAGCAACTTGGACACCAATTGAGTCATCGCCTCCAGCCAATGTGTTGTGCAAGAAATCGTATTGGCTGGCAGTAAGTGGTTGATTTTGAGTCTCTGGTTCTTTTTCAGCAAACTGTTCTTGCGCAATTCTTTGCTCATAAGCTTCTGACTCAGCTTTCTGGAAAGCCTCTGCCTCAGCTTGTTGTTGAGCTTCTAACTCGGCTTGTAGTCTGGCTTCGTCTGCCGCAATTTTTTGCAAAAGGTCGTCATTGAGAGTTTGATCTTCTACCTTTTCGCCTGCATACGAAGCAACCTCTTCGGGAGTTGCATCCCTTCCCAATCTTTCTTGGAAGAACTTATTGACTTCATCTTCGGTTGTTGTTTGCTGATCAATTGCTTTTTCTAGCTCTTGTTGATATGCAACTTGTGTATCTTGAAATTTTGCGTTTGCAGCTTCGTATTCTTTTGCCGCTTGGTCTGCTTGTTCAGCAGTTATTTTTGCTTCTTCAGTAACTTGTTTTATGACATCGACTTGATTTGCATAAGCTTGAGACGCTTCAATATATTGCTTGTTTACGGCGTAATTTGGGTCTGATAAATTATTTTGAAAATTATCGAGATCTTGTTTTGCTGCTTGCAAAGCGGGAAACGCCGCATTGGCGGCATTAGCGGCAGCGGTTGCATCTGCGGCGGCTCTGTTTTGAGTATCAACATCAACATTTGGATCGTTATAGATCTTCATGTTATTGTTGTATGCGTCTACTTGTTTTTGATATTCGGCAACTTGTGCGTTGTATGCATCAGTCTTTGATTGGTAATCAGCAATAGCCGCATCTCGCCCAGCTTGAGCAATGTCAAAAACTTTTTGAATTTCATATGCCTTTTGAACTTCAGCATCTGCTTTTGTTGTGGCTGATTGAGATTTAGCAAAATAATCTTGAGCTTTGGCAAAAGAGTTTGTTGCTACATCAGTTGCCGCTTTCAATGTTTGTTGAACCGCATTGTTAGCAAGATATTTGGCAGCGGCGGCAGAAGAATCTTGATTCAATATTTCGGCGGTGGCGACCGTACCAGTCAATCCACTAAGGGTCTTGACAGTAGAATTGCTGATGCCCCAATTGGGCTGAACTGATTTAAAGTAACTTGTCGCGCCTGATGTTGTTGCGCCACCTACAAAACCTTGCAATACTCCTTGTCCCGCATCTTGTTTATTCAAAAGAGCATTTGCGCCGCCAATAATTCCTTGGTTCAATCCAGCAGTTACAGCCGCACCAGCACCAGCCGCCAAAGACGGGTAGGTTGACATCAATGACTGTGTGACTGACTGGCCTACAGAACTTGTTGCCGCGCCAACTCCCGTTGAGCTAATTTTTCCGCCCGCATAAGACAAAGCTGCATTTTTTGCAATGTCTTTTAAGCTTCCGCCTTGAAGGGCTGTAATCGCCGCAGAAGTAACGTAAGGGGGTATGCCAAATGATGCGCCAACAATTTGCGCCAAAGTCGGCAAAGGATTTTTAAGAATTGCCGTGACAGTATTTTTTACAGTCTTTATAACCGGCTGAATGATTTTGTCATTAATCCAATTTGCAGCCTGCTTGGTTTCTTTCTTGACCCATTTTTTAAATTTTTTCCACCCCATTTTCAATCTCCATGAGGTTCGTTGAATTTCACATATAACAATTCATCTTCTTCGTCGTAAACGAATTCTGCATCTTGCGCCAAAGATTCAATTTCGTCTGCGCTGTTGTTCAACGATTCATCCATGCAATTGACCATCAAAATGTTGAACCCCATTTTGTAAGCCGCCTGCAAAAACTGGACAAAGTTTGATGCAACATTATTTTCAGTGTCTCCGTTGTACATGGAAACGTAGCCGTGTCTGTCAGGCAGTGCGGCAATGTTGAACAGTGTGTTGCCCTCTCGGATCAACAAAAGGTTTGGATCTTGCATGAGCTGAACATACACCGTATGTATCAAACGCTCCACATCTATGCCATGCTCTTTTGCCGATTCCTCATATTCTGATGGGTCGGTTGTATAAGCGGCAACAAGGACAACATCATCAGGGCTGAGGATGGTTTGCTTACTGTCAATAGGTCGAATGTCAGTTTTCATGATGTTGAAGGGTTTACGGCATTCACAAGCGCTTGCGCCCATTCTTGCCAATCATTAAATGCGCTTGGCGTAGGTATGGCTTCGTTTGAAAAAACGTCAATAGCCTGAATTCCACGCCCCCAAGTCTTCCAGTCCGTCTGATTTGTAGGTATCTCAAGTTGTTGCGCCGCATATAGCTCGCACATCAAACATGCCCAAGATTCAAAAGTATGATTTCTTGGGTCATATATCAAAGCAACATTAAGAGCATCAGTAGCCACGGACATCTCCAACATCTGCACTGAGCAAAACTTTGCCCAACTGGTAGTCGCCGTTAACCACGTTGCTTACAAACCTGAGTCTCAATTCCCTGCGCTGTTCACGCATGTCAATCTTGTGTGTATCTGGATTAAAAATGTATGGCCCAGTTGTTTCGTCGTCAGCTTGCGCATACGGTCTGCCAGTTACATACAGCTCCATTTCGCCCGTTTGGACAAAGTCAGGCTCAACGCGCTCAAGTCTTAACCAAAGGTTTTCTCCAACCAATTGGTCTTGAGATGGCCCGCCAGTTACCAATCCAATATTGCCTGTTTCAAAATAACTTGTAATAGCAAGCACGTCTTGGTTTGTTACTTGATTTACGCCGGTTTCGTTTTGCCAAACAGACACTTGATTTGCAGGCGAACTAAATGTCAATATTTGAGTTCCAGACCCGGTGGCATTTGCGCTCAATGTGATGGTTTGAGCATAAATGGCGGCAACAGTTACTGTAAACCCTGCCCCAGCGCCAATGCTTGCGCTTGACAACAAATCTCCAGCAACATAAGCAGAGCCTCGCCCAACAATTGTGCATGCGGTCACAATGCCTCCAGAAACAGTGATGTTTGCTGTTGCAGAGAAGCCAGAGCCGCCAGTCAAAGCTACTGCTGTATATGTGCCATTGGTATATCCTGTACCGCCAACAAGATTGTTGATTGTTTGGATGGCGCTTGTTGTAATGCCAGTAACAGTTGTTCCAGTTGCAATGTTTGTTCCGCTAACCACTTGGTTTAGCACAACTTCTGTGTTGTACGCCGCCAAAAATATTTTGTTACTAGCATTGGTAGTAGTCATTGATTGTGTAAAAACAATCGCCGAGACAGACGCTTCCCAACTTGCGCTAATTGGGTAATGGAAAACTTGTGAAAAATATCCAGATGAACGACGAGCGCCTAACGCTTCTCCAGCGTCATACCAAATGTTTTCACGCACGTTATAAATGACTGCGTCCGTGCATTCTGTTGCAGTTCCTCTTGGGTAAAACCACCAAATTTCACCATACCGTGGAACTTTTTGCACCCATACTTTTTGACGTTGTGAATAATTCAAATTGTCAAAGAAGTAGTTTTGATTCATGGTGTTTGGAATTTCTTTAACAACACCGTTGTACATCAAGAAACGATCCGAACCAACCCAATAGTAAATACCGTCATATTCAATTGCTGATTGACTGGAAAGAATAGATGATTGACTTGAAATAATGTCATAGCGCCAGTATTGGAGAGGATTACCAACGCCGCCAATGTATGAGACGCGAATCAAGCTATCAAGGCTCCAAAACAAGCCAGAAGGCGCGTTTGAGCCGCCTCGCACTGGTAGCCCTTGCACAATTTTTCCAGTAGCTACGTTGGTCTCGTTAGCGTCCGCAGACACCCAATCATTCACATCACCAGCAGAACAATTTTTGATCAGCCCGTTGTCGCCATAAATAAAAACATACGGGTGCAAAGTCACAACCCCGCCAGATACGGAAATGTTGTTGTCAAACGTAATTGTTGCTGTAGCGGCATTTGTGGTTGCCAACGACAAATTAACGGTGGTACTGCTAACAGATGTAACAGTAGTGCCAACAGCTATGCCATTGCCAGATACAGTCTGCCCAGCGCCAATACGAACATCACTTGCGGGCAAAGTAAGGCTGGTAGCCCCTGATGCTTTTGTGCATCCAGCCACTGAAAACACACCCATTTTTGACATGGTTGTGCCTGTCGTGCTTCCATACAAAGGAGGTGTATTGATTGTGCTGTCAATTGAAAATAAGTTTTGACCGGGGTGCGCCAAAATTACGCTAACGCCTCCTCCCGCCACATCAAAAAAACCGTCAAACTGCCACAAGTTGTTGTTTGATGGGGTGAAATCTGATAGCGTGAAATCAGTTATGCCGCCACCAGTTCCAGAATCGTCAATAACCAATACTTGCAATCCATTGTTGTAACCGCTGTAGACTGATGTAAAGTTATCTTTTGGGTCTACCCACATGCCTCTGGATGGGCCTGTCAATTGGCCGGAGATCTGGTTGTACCCGCCCATTTTTCTTGGCCGACCACGTTGAAACCTTACCCACTGTCCAGACGTGTAGTAATTCATGTCCAACACAGTTCCGTCCCGCTGAATGCCAGCAAGAGTACGGAGGGCAAAAACTTTTTCCGTCATTAAAACGCGCCCCCAGAAATGCCACCAGTAAATGTGCCAGTCCCGTTAACGGTTAACCCTGTTGATGTCAATGCGGACATTTGGACACCAAGAACAGACATACTCAAGTTTCCAGTTGATGGTCGGTACATGCCTGTTGAGGTTTCAGAGTTGAAATTCAAACCCGGAGTGCCAGCAGTTCCATCCGATACGCTCAAGATTGATGCGCCAGCAATGGTTGTATTTGCATTAAATAAGTTGACGGAATCGCAAACTAACGTAACTTGATTGGATGCTGTCAATGTTGCAGTTTGAGCGCCAACAACGCCAGTGGTCACCGTCACTGAATAAATTCCAGTTGTTTCATTCAGGATGTAATAAACCTGAACTGTTTGTGGAATGACCACCGTGCAATTGCCGCTCAAAGCACCTGTGAATTTGATAATCACGTTGGCCGCTTCAGCAGCCGACAGTGTGTATGAGCCAGAGACCAGCGGCTTGGTCAATTGCGTAAAGTTAAATTGCGTTGGAGAGCTTAAACCAACCGAATAAAAAGCAGACCCAGAACAAACAATCATGCAGGAATCTGCTGGTTGCAACAACACTGTTGTTGATCCATTGAAAAAATCAGATCCGTTAGTAACAATAGACAGAGTTCCAGATCCGCCATTTCGAACCATGGTGAACCAATTGTTGCCAAGGCTACTAGCAGATGGCAAAGTTAATGTTCCAGCGCCAGCAGTCCATACATTTGTCTGCGCACGAAAAGCGGCAGTCGCTGTTTCGCTGGATGAAAACGTCACAACAGGAGAGCTTTGATTTAGCGTGTTGGAAATTGCCAATACGCCGTAACCAGCCAAGGTTGCCGCATCTGCCGAAGATGATCCAACACCAAATGCAATATTTCCCCAAGTGCCTTGGGTGTTGGCATTGGTGGTTATGTACAAATATTTGGTTTCGCCAGCCGCAATGGTGATCAGCGTATTGGTTCCAGCAAAATCTTTAACTGTAAAAGTATTGCCTCCAACGTTGCGAATCAATGCATCGTTGCCAACCGAGGTTTGATTTGCGGGAGGCATATACAAAGACAACCCAGCGGTCGATGCGGTGACTTGCATGATTCGAGCCGCATAATCGTCAGTTGCATTTCCATTAATTGGCCAATTCAGTTGAGTGTTAGCCGTTAATGTGATTGCCCGGTATGAAACGTCAGTCGGTTGAATGACGTTGCCTGTAAATGGACTGTTGTAACTCATGTGTCAAGTACCACTGCCTGTCTATCACCAATCCGAGTCAGGTCTTCAGCCTTCAAGGTTTGGATGATCTTGTCATACTGTTGTTGCCACAGCGGCGTTCTGGTGTCGTTCTTCAAGAATGGCATTGCCTGAAGCAGTGATCCATACAAAAGAGCTTGCGGTGCATAGATCGTGAACCAGTTGGTTTGATTGCTGGAATCCAAGGGCTGAACGCGCTCGTAGTACAACACTTCAAAATTGAAAGCAGAGGCTGGAGTTGGGGCAACCAGCCAATGCGTGTAGTCATAGTCACAATAAAATTTTGGCGTGTCTGTCGCTGATGGATCAGGCCAATACTCGCGCAGATATTCATACTTGCGCAACAACACTGGCTGGCGCTTGCCTGCCACCGTAATATTCATTGAAACTGTTTTGTGCCAACGGGCTGGCTTGTCAATTGTGGCTTGACTTGCCACCATATTGCTTGTATTGACAGTCAAATTACCCAGAAATTTGATCTCTGTAGCAATAACTTGCTCCGCCAGCATGATGAACAAAGGTATTTTTTCCAAAGTGGCCGTGTCAGTACGTTCCAAATAACTTTGGATGTTTTCGACAAGGCTGTCATATGTCATCACACTTGCGGTAGTCATAACCAACCTTTCTTCGTTGCGTTATTTTAAGCCTTCCACCCGTCAGTGGCAACTGTCAGGCAACCAAGCCGGGAAGGTAGGTTGTCTTGCCTGCCACCTTGGTGGCCGTTAGTTCTTGCTTGCGAAGATCGGCTGGGTTAAAGCTGACATGCACCCAGCCGGAGTCGGGAATGCCGGGAGTGTAGAACTCCAGAATCAACTGGGTGTAGTCCAAGTTATCCATGATCCACTGAGCCAGATCGGCATTAGCCACGCCGGGGATTTCAATATCGGCTGCTCGGCCAAAACAATGGTCTGAGGTCTTCGACCCTTTCACCGCTGCATTACTCTCAGGACTGCGATAGCC